CCACCCAAAAATGCACCACCAGCCATAAAGATTGGAGCCAATGCAGCGAGACCCGCTAAACCTATTATGACTCCGCCTAGGAACTCTTTCTCCCCAGTGGTCAAGGTGCTCAACCATCCGGTTAAAGAATCAACAATTTCCTCTATATATTCAAAGGTGGGCTGCAAAGCGGTGATCATTTCCGCCCCAAGTGCAGTCAGTTTGTTTTGAAGATTCATTGTTTTGCCAACTGCCTTATCCAGCTGTTCTTGTGCTATTGCAGACGCATTCAATTTTTTTCGATTTTCGTCATAAACCTCTAAAGACATACCAAAAACCTTATTCGCCTCGGCCATGTCAGTAACACCAATCGATGCTGCGATGGATCTTTGAGTAAAGCGATCCATGTCTTGAAATGCGATACCCTGTGATTGAACTGATTCAACAATCATTCTGATCCGTTCATCTTCTGTTGCTAGTAACATCTCAGTTGTTGACAATTGCGTTCCTAGAAGAGAGTTGAGCTTTGATGCTCCCTCTGCTGCGCCTGCAAATGTGTCGAACTTGCTAGCTATTCCTAACAGTGTAGATGTTTCAACACCAGCAGCCTTGGCGGCAGCTGCGATACCTTTGAATACATCAATTGAGCCACGACCATAAACCATAAGAGTTGATAGGGAAGAATTGAAGTCTTTAGTTATTTTCGAGGAACTAATTCCAATGGAAACACCTGCCATCGCCAAATCGGTTTGGATCTTGATTGATTCATCAGCAGTCATTCCCAGCACTTGGTTGAAGTTTTGAAAGATTGCAGCAGAATCCGCCGTTGAAACTCCAAGCTTTTCCATCTTTGCAACAGTCAGTGAAACAGAATCTCGTTGCGCCTTGCTCATTGAGGTAAAGTTGGATGTTTTATCGACAAGCGTGGCAATCGCACCGGAGGCATCTTGCATTGAGATTCCAAATAGATTCCCTTGTCTACCAGTCTCATACAGTGTAGCTCTAAATTTGTCTCCTTGACCTGTTAATTTAGCCAAGGATGCTTGAGCCTCATCAAATGCCGTGAAGCCTTTAATGTTTATGTCTTTAAGTTTATTGAATAAGTTTAAGCCAATGTTTCCAATGTTGAACATTTTACTCAGTTGAGATTGTAACGCTGCAGCAGCCTTCAACGCTTCCTTTCCGCCCTTAGCTTGTGCTTTTGTCAGTTTGTTTAGAGAACCCAATAGACTATTAGAGTACTTATCTTGAATCCCAAATAATCCCCCAATGGCATTTCCTGCGACTCTAGCTTCATAGCCATAATCTCTCATAGCCTCTGACATAAGTTTTGTATGTTTGAAGCCTTCTTCGTACTTCTTTCCTTCACCCTCGCCCAAGATTTCATCTATCTTTTCGACAGCACCGGTCTCACCAGCTTTGATTTCTTCTATTAATTTTTTTGTTTTTTCTAGCTCTGCGTTGTATTCTGTTGAGTTTTTTGTGAGGTCTTCTGTTGCCGCTATGCTATCCATCATGGCCGTGAGCAAATCGTGCGCTAGAATTTGTTGATGTGCCTTCGCAGCGGTTTCTAAATCACCCATACTTGCAGCGGTGGATCTCAAGACTTTTTCGTATTCGATGGCATTCTTAGTTGCCTGTGGTGAAATAGGGGATCCGCTTTCTGTCCCACCTAGACTAGCAAGCAGCTCTTTTCTCTCTCGAGGGCTGGCATTGTCAATAGCAATTTTTAGGGCGGCTAAGCTTATTTTTCCACCTTCTGTTCCATCAGACATTTTCAAATCCTCACATTATGAACTAAATAGTCCTAGCAAAAAAACCCAGAGCGTGTTTATCGCTTCTGGGATTTCTTTATTTCCGCCGCTTCATCTTCGAACTGCTTTTTGAGTCTGTCGATGAACCACGTTCTCAATCCAATTGGTAAAGAATGGATTTCCGTGAAAGACCAACCTCCGAAATGTTTCAAAATAAAGAAACCTTCGTAGATGCCTTCCATCGCCTTAGGAGTTAGGCCAAAAAAAGTCGGATCCGAAAGGAACCTGCACCTCCTGTTCGTGAGAACAATTTGTACATGTGAGCGTTTCTTTAATTTCTACCGAAGGTGTTGCCATCTTAAGACACATTCTAAAATGAGAAGAGTCCGACAAAGGCATGTTATCTACAAACTGATCGATGACTTCCTGATTTTCATGTCCTTCAATCGACAAGATCATTCTCTTGTACTGATCTGAGATTGAAAACTCATCGTCTTCATTTAGCATGGCTTGAGCGATTTTGGCTTCTTCCACACCATTTGCGAGTCTAAAGTTAATTTTAAACTTTGAGAATGGCAATTGAGTTTCGAACAATCCATTTTCTGCCAAACGAAGACTGCTCATGTCTTCTACGTAGCCGCCGGTGAGTTTTGGCTCGCGAAGATCAAATGTCATTGTGTTCGATGTACTACATTCAGGACATTTAATTTGGCCCTCGTAATCAAAGCCGTAAGCCGTTCCACGAGATTGGATGAGGATTGCATTGCGATCTCCAATCAAAAGCGTTGTAGGGTCAATGTTGCGCTCTATGATGATGTTTTCAAGCAACCTTTCGAGTACAATCCCTTTCCTAATCAAAGATTGATTTGAAAGAGTGTCTTCATCCTTTGCTGTCATGTATCTAATTTCAATTTCGCCAACTCCGTGAAGAGGATGATTTTTATGATATCCAATTCCCTTTGAAGGCAGGTTCACAAATTCCGTTGGTGCCGTAAAGCTCAGTGGGTTAAACATTTGTGGCGGGGATTCCCCTGTTTCTGGTTTGTTGTTAAGACCTAATCGATCTGAGTTTCTACTCATTTTATCTCCGTTTCTTCTATATAAGCGTAATCATAAGTGACTACGAGTGTGAGGGATATGATTTCATCTGAGGTATAGTCTAAGTTTCCAAAGCGTACCTCTGTTATCATTGCGCCCTCGAGTTTCCAAACATCTAATGGTTTTCCGTCTCCATCAAGTTGTTCTATTGTTAAATTTCCTATCTTATCCATTGCCGTGGCTTTAGAGAGACCTGTGTCCAAGCCTAGCTTAGCTTGAGTTGGACTATAACCAAACGATCCAAGTTGGGCTAAAAGATCTTTAATAACGCCTCCCATGTCAACAATTTCAATGTTTATCGGATTCCACGAAATGATTCCCGGCACATTGATCTCATGATTAATGAGTCGATATTTGTTAGTACTAACTGTATAAGAAGGTTTGTCGACCTTTTTTGCGTTCCACCAAGGTATAGATTTCGCATCATGAATTGTGAGTCCATTGATTGATTTAAGTCGAAATCTATAAGACCTTTTAGGTTCTATTGTTTTATCGGTCCAAAAGGACATCTAAGACTCCATTAGCTAAATTGCGGTCCGCTCGGTGGGAGTGTGGCACCTGAACCATCGCCCAACCTGTTTGTACAGGTTGCGTAGTCATATTTCCAAGTCAAGTCAATTGTTCTCATGTCATCGTTTGTGTAATCAAGAGTTGAGAATTTAACTGAGGTGATGAATGAATTCATCATTACCCATTCTTCCACAACCAAACCAGCACCATTAAAGATGTCGATATGGACACCAACTGTTGCAGCATTTGCTGCAGCCTTAGTGATGGATGTTGGATTGTTTGAGAAGGATTTAGTAAGGTCTGCGTCGGTGAGTTGCTTAATCTTATATCCAGAATCAAGAATAATTTGATTTGTTATGTAAGCAGCATTTGGAGAAATAGGATCAACCAATGTCATACTAACATCTTGCCACTGAACACGACCTGGGAATTTGTATTCATTATCGAAGAACGAATGAGTTACGTCGGTAACTGTGTAACTTGGTGTATCAACAGTTTTCGCCCACCATACAGCATCGGTGGTGACACCGTCGTAAGTAGAGAGTCCTAGTATCCGAACGCGCCATCGGAAGTTTCTTTTAGGTTCAGTTGTATTATCGGTCCAAAATGCCATTTTGTATTTCTCCTGTTTTACACTAAATAGTGTTTATTAAAATTCAACGCCACTTTGAGTGATAACAAAGTCAACAGCGATAAACTCGATAGCTTTTGCTGGCTTTACAAACACTTTGGCGTACATAATGTTTCGATCTTGTAGATCTGGTGTTGTTGTTGTTTCATCTAAAACAATTTTGTATTCAGAAACACCGAATTCATTTTGTAAAGTAGATAAGACGGGGTCGACATTTGCCTTGAATTTGTCGAATGTCGAAGAGACGCTTTGCTCGAACAAGATTGTCTTCGCAATGTCTCCAATACGCTTCTTCAAGTGAATCATCATTCGTCGAACGTTGATGCGATCCAATGCTGATGCAGATTGTTGAAGTGTTTTCTGTCCAAAGATCACAGTATCTCCCGTAGCAGGAAAGCGAGCGATAGGATTGATGTTAACATCATACAGTGCGTCACGATCTGCTTTGTTTAGGTGTTCAAAGGTTCCAACAACAGACGGGCCACCAACGCCACCAAGAGGTGCAAGACCTCCACGGTTGAACCCTGCAGGTGCGAACCACGGCTGAGATTGAGCCTCAGACTTCGCAATAGCACCAATGCCTGCAACGGATGGAGGAGCCATTAGGATGCTTCCATTGCCGCTTGACACGTCTGCTAGACGCACATTTGGATAGTATGTCGCAGCGTAAGAAGAATTGAAAGTTCCTTTGTCAATTTCAGCAACAATCAAATTGACTGAACCAACTTGTTCTGCTGATCCATGATCTTCTTCTGACTGATAGATCCCAGCAGCGTCGACGATGGCCAAAGCATCACCACGATTCTCTGTTTGAAGAATCAAGTCTTGAATAATTGCAGATGTAGTCACACCTGGGATAGAGATCATGTCGTATCGAATGATGTCAGAGTCTGCAACTTGTGATAAAGCAGATTCCATTGAGTATTGAGCGTAACCATTTGCAATCAGTTCAGTTTCATTGAAAGGGTTTTCTAATAAAATGTTTGTACCGTCGGTTCCTCCAAAGAATGGAGCCGCGAATTGTTTTGCGCCTGCTGCAATAAGAGTTGTAATATCTCCAGTATCTGTTCCGGCATCAAAGTAGTAGCGTCCGGCGGTCGATTTGAGGTCGTTTAAGGTGAAAACATAAGCAGCACCTGCTACGGCAGCTGTTGCGTCTAAGTGAGGATCAAAGTGTTTTTTTGCATAACCAATGTCCGCATAGTCTTCGTTACCTCGTTGAGCTTGATAAGACAGGCCGAATAGAGATGAGGCTGGATAATTTCCAGAACGGATGTAAGAATTTTGGACTGTCAACTCATGGGTTGGCCACTTAACCGTCACAGTATCCCCGTCCAACAACCCGTCTAAAGTTGTAGTAAGGACTGCGCTTTGCCTGTTAGCGTTCGGAAGAAGATTTTTTCCAGCAATCCAACCTTTTTTGATGGTGGTGTCCCCAAAGATAATTGTTGCGTCGCCTATCTTAGCAGGCCCAGTGAAACCAACAGGCAAATCGCCCTTGTTTGCACCCGGATGAATCTCGACTCTTACCAAGTCTGAGACGTTATTGTAGACACCCGTTGTGATAATCTTTTCTTTAGTTGGACTCCAAGATTGATTCAAGTCACCGATCTTTTTTGAAATGTAATTCGGGGAATTAACGTTCAAAGTTACTCCTGAGAATTTTTCAACATGGTTTGCAGCGGAAGAATCGGTTCTGGCGATTTCAATTGTGAATGTGGCATCTGGGTTTGAATTGGATGCTTCGCGCAAGTCTTTGATTCTTACAATGTAGTTTTTGTGAAAACTTCCACCCTCGTCCAAAGCTGCTAAGCGGAACAAAGGCTTTTGTGTTGGAGTAGAACCAATAAACCAACCAGTTTTGGCTTCGGTTAATGTTTGCTGGTGGTTTGTAAAATCAGCAGAACCGTGGGTCTCTTCGATTCCTGCTACCCAAGCGACGAGATTAGTACTGGTCGAGCTTAAACGGTTTACATTGTGTTCAAATGTTTCTCCCAAGAAATAATTATGCGAATGTTGTCCGTATCCGTCTTCGAAAAGAGTTGGATCAGTATTGAATGAGCTTCTGATAAAGTTTTGAGAAGTTTCATTGAAGTTGAATGTGTATGTTTCTGTTTGGCTGCTTGAATCTTCGAGAACAAGGTTCCAACCAGCGGAGGTTCCAACGATAGCCGTTGCCGACACGGGATCGGCAGATGCGATGACTGCGCTGTCCCTAGTAGTTCCGTATAATCCAGCTTGAACGCCGTTTACGTAAAGAATTCCTGCAAGGACACCATCTATAGGAGTTGAATTTGTACCACCTCCAAAAGTTGCACCTGCTGTAGGAGTTCCAGTCAATGGTGTCTGGATTGGGGAGACCACGAAGTCAATTGTTAAATCATTGCCAACAGTCCCAGCTACTTGAAGATCAAAGTCAATTGTCCCATCCAAATTGTCTGTGATGATGAAGTCATCGACACTGACGTCGTTCAGGTGGGCTTGAATCAAGGTGACCAATGCGGTTGCCGATGAGGTTGCAGTTCCTAAGTTTACAGCATTGAAATCGATAACTAGAAGATTGCCCGGGGCTGGAGCGGCTGCGAATGTGTAAACGTAGGAACTTAAACTACCATCTCCTGCTACAAAATTAACTGTAAGAGTGTCATCAACAGCAAAATGGTTCTGCACATCGGCCATATCTCCAATAGTCAAAACAGCTCCAGCGGTTGTAGAAGCAACCGGCGTTGAGTTTGTTCCAACAAAAATTCCAAGAGCACCTTTTGTACTAGCAATGTCCGCAATCGGAGCAGAAGTAAAATTTGCTTGGTCAATCGACCATCCAGCTTTTTCAGTCGTTCCTGCACTATCAGTTTGCTCACCAGCCAAGCGGATGAATTTAACAGGGCCAACTCCAGCAGCTAAGTAAGCTTCGGCAGCATAAGCAGCCCAGCCACCTGTACCAGTGTTACCGTCACGCCATGGATCTGGTTGTTTGACTCCGTCCATTGGTGTTCCAAACACTTCATGGAAATTAGTCAAGGAAGTGATCTTGATTGGTTTCATCGCGGGGCCTTTCTTGGCACGTCCGATGAGAAGGATTCCGTCATTTTCAGGTACTGATGTAACTGTGGACTGATCAATTTCTCTCAGCTCAATTCCTGGGGACACAAAGTCAAACTTGGTAGGCATTTAAAATTCTCCTTTAAATATTCATTTCTTATTAAATAGTCGCCGCAAAAGCCAAAGTCACAAATCTCGGTATTTCTCACCGTTCTTATCCCAAGGTTTTGAATCACCAGTTATGACACGCTCTCTGGAGATTTTTACTTCGACGATAGACTCTTCAATTTTGATGAATGGTTCATTCGATTCAAGGTCATTTCCATTGATGTATCCTAGGACTTTTATTTGTACTTTTGCATTAAACATTCTTTCATCTTGACCTAGGTTTGCTTGGTTGCTGTTGAGGCCGTAGTCATCTTGAATAAAGGCTTCGTATTGATAGCCACTGTTCTCAATGATGAAATAGTTCTTTTTACTATTCATAAACAACGGAAGAATGTGATTCATCTGTTGTTGGTATTCTGTTCTTATGTTGATCTCGAACATACAGGTCAAATAAGTGGGTTTTGGGATCGAAATTGTCTCATAGACAATCTTTTTTGTGAAAACAGGCCCTGTATCGTCACCCTTTTCTCCACGCTTCCTAGAGGCGTTTTGAAAGTTCTGAGTTTTATCTTGTTGTATAACTCTTCTGATTGTAATTCTTTCATCGTCTCCGATGTATGCGGCTTGCATTGGACCCTTAAAGGCATCATCGCGCGTTAAGGATATACGAGTGACGGTGATGAGGGGTAACCTAAGTTTTCCAACCTTATCTCTCAACTCTTTGTTGTTCTTGATTTGAAAGGTCCTCTCGGTTCCCATCCATAAGATGTTCACCTTCTCTCGACCTGCATTTGTGATCGTGTGTGGGTTCAAAGTTTCATCCACAAAGCGATAGATTGCTGTGTCAATGTTCTCAAGCGTAGAGGGGTGTGAAATTTCGTTATTATCCTGCATTGAATAGTCCGTCTCTTGCTCTTATACACTCAGCACCAACTTCAAATCTTGTTTCAGGTTGTCCGAATAAGATTTTTGGCTCGAGTAGTTTAACAATCTCATAAAAGATTTCTCCGAATCTGACAAAGTCACCTTCTCGAACAAACAAGTTTTGATCTTCTGTTAATCTTCTCTTATGGAAGTTTACTTTGATCTTTGTTGCTTTATCTAGAGCGATGTTTTCCAAATCTGAAGTTTCGACTCCTTGAAACTCAACTAAAGCGAATACTCTAATTGGATGCAAGAAGTTTTTTTCGATTGCTTCTCCATAAATAGGGTGAAAATCTGTCGATTCCACATCTATTGGAAAGTAAAGTACTTGTTGACCGACAACTCTCTCGATAATCTCGTCATTAATTTGTTTGACAAGATTCTTTTCTTTCTCTCCGAAGAACATTGGCGACGGTGGTTGTGTTGGTCTTTCCCATTCTGACATCTAGATTACCCCACGAAGATTTTTAAAGGTGTTTTACCTACAATAGCATCGGCATTGTCAACCATTGCCTTATCAGCTTCGGCTAACTTAACATAAAGCATCTCATCAAGTTGCTTATTAAGCTCTTCACGTAAAGCTGTCTGCTCTGCTGAAGCTTGAGATAAAAGGTCTGACGCATTAAGTTGGATGTTGTCTCCGGGAATTGGAACGTTGCCTCCGAACTTGCCTCGGATTTGTCCGAGAGTCTCTTTTGAAAGAGCTAGTGCAAAACGGCGGATCCATTGCTTACCGATTGAGTTGATGTTCTCATAAGGTAGGTTCTCAAGTGGCATGGTGTTCATATTGTTGACGCCATTCAATCCACTATCATATTCTCCTTCTGTAAAGGCTTGGTTTCCACCATCAACAGAGAATCTAAACCAGAATGTACTTTGAGTAACACTGTCAGGCATCGGGTAGAGTCTAAGTTTGTTATCGATGATTTCGTAAGAATAGTGAGATGTTCTTGTGTAAAGGTGATCTTCGTAAGCCATTGCTTGCAACTTATTCTGCCATGCAGGGACGACCTCGAATGTAGAGCCATCAGCATACTGTCCATAGTTATGGAAGTTACCAACGACGTTCAGGCCACCATAGTAGCCATAGAATCTCCACATCTGTCTTGGAGTGACGTAGAACATTTGACGAATCTTAATTCTATATTTCTTATCTCCATCTCCAAGTGCATCTGCAAATTCTGGTGGATTGACAGGATCAGCTGCCAACTCTTCAACTCTGGCTTGTAGGTCATAGTCTTGTTGGAGAGCTGTGATGTCAAACGATGCGGAATAGATTGGAGTAGTTCCACCGACAACTGATTCTGTCGAGAACTTGTCTGCAATCTTGAACGCGTAGTCAAATTGAAACTTTGGATATTTGAGTGCAACGTTTTCACCAGCTGTTAAGGCGCCTGTTTCATCAAAAGACCCTGTAGGAGAGCCAAGAGCGCTACCTAGAGCGTTCCTAGCTTGGTGAAGGTTAACTATGTAAGAGTACTCTAAACATGCCTCTTCATAGTTGTTGTAGACCTCCTTAGCGGTAAGTTCAATATCAAGAACATCTCCACCAAGTCGGTTATAGGTGTAGGCAACTTGCGATGCTGCTCCGTCGCGAAATGTAGCATTTGTGGAATAAAATCCGATTGCTAGCGATGTCTCTACAATAGCAGCATCACCCTCAGATGGTAAGGTAATCGCCGATGTTGTCGATGTTGGTGTAAGTGGTGGGAATGCCATGGATAAATCCTCCGTCTTAGTAAATAGTTCAATTAAAAGAGAAACCCCCGAGCACCTGCGTGTTCGGAGGAAAGGAGGTTAAAAAATGAACAATAATTCGTTATTTCTTTTTCGCTGTCTTTTTGCGCTTGGTTGTTTTGCGAGCTACTTTTTTCTCTTGTACTTCAGCAACTGCTTCTTGCGCTTCTTCAACGATATCTTCTACTGTTGCTTTAGTTTCTTCTAAAGCCTCAATGATTTCTTCTCTTGCTTCTTCAACAACTTCTTCGATCTTCTCTGCTGTTTCCACAATTTCTTCTTTTATTTTCTCTGCAACTTCTGCTGCTTTCTCTAGAGAAGCGTCACGTAGAGCTTTTGCTCTTTCGATAATCATTCTTCTCTTCATTTTTTTTCTATTACTAGCCATGTTATTCTCCTAAAGTTTTTAATTTGATTGCGTCCATGTCACACCTTTCGTCATGCCCTGCACATACCACTTGTCTCCGTCACAAATCAAATCGATGTAGGATCCGGCAGCAGCGGTGGCAGGAAGGGTTAATTTGGTCTCATCCGCTTCGCCCACTTGTAACACTCCGACAGCAGCATCGTCATAAATTACGACTCCTTCCATTGCTGGAAAGACAATATTCAAGTCATAACTTGAATCTTCAGCCAAGATGATCTTGTTGTAGGATCCTTTCTCTGAATAATTAAACGTTAAATTAACAGCTTCCGAATCTACTGTTACAAATAAACAATAGCCGGTAAGCTTGTTTGAGATTTGAGCATCTGCTGAAATGTTTTTTGTTAGCCATCGAGCAGCATTAAATGGTGTTCTTGCGATTTTAGCCATTGTTTTGTTTCCTTTTGTTATTAAATAGTTTGTTTATGTATTTTCTCTACACATCTCTAATGGATGTCTGCCTTGTTGAGTCTGCGAAAAGAGTTGTGGCTTGGGATGCATCTATGGTCAAATTCTCTGCTATCTCAACTGAATCAATGTAGACATTCTTATCAACCGTATTGGACCCATCGTTTGATGCCCCAAGCGTAAAGGTCGCGGATGAATCGTTCGGAGAACCTATCAGAGATTCGGTCAACTGGCTTGAGACAGAAAAGCCTGCTACACCGTCAATGAAAACTCCATCAAGGAAAACTAAAATATCACTTCCATCGAAGACTGCCACTATGTGTCTCCAAGAATCGATAGTGAAGGAGGCTGCTGACTCTCCGGAATTTCCATTAAGGTTTTTGGTTCTCCAAGCACCGTCATAGTAGTAGCTAAGTTGAATGGTGTAGAAATTTGTGCTTGATCTCTTAACCAAAAGTTGAACTCCATCTGTTCCAGATGTCTCTCTAGAGGAAAATAGTCTCATGGTGGTGAGGTTGTTGGAAGTAAAATGCTCTTTTGGATTGAACCATAGAGAAATAGTCATGGAAGTGTAGCTAAAAGATCCACCACTATAGGTCACATAGTCACTCCAATCTCCTTGTGCATAACCTGCTGTTGTCGCTCCTGGAGGAAAGTTTCTAAATATGATGTTACCGGAATCATCAAATAAATCAGCATCGGCAGTCACCGCTAATGCCCCAGCATTATCTTCTATAAATGCGGCAGACGCATTTGGTAGCGCTGCTGCGGTTGCAATAGTCATCAGTCGATCGCTTTGATTATAAATGGCAGCAACTTGTGATTCTGTCAAGGCTGTCCCAGAAGCAATTTGCCACGAATCAGAAGAGTGATTAAGGGTGTTTCCACCAACGCTGTCACCAGAGGTGTATCCTCCGAGTGCAAAATCTTTGGTTGCATTCGTCATCTTCATGAGATTACCGGTTAAGTTCAAATCTTCTTCTACCTTTTCTCCATTTACAAACATCTTTAAATCATGANTTGAACCATTTGCAGAATATGTTACGGCAAGGTGATACCACTCACCCGTATTCAATGCACTGGTGCTAGGGGAGTTTTTGTATTGAGTTCCGCTAAAAAAGATGCTTCGAAACTCAAGAAATCCAGCATTGTCGCGAACAGCCAGTCTAAATTCAGTACCAGTGCCTCGTGTGTGTCCACCAATGTAGTACCAATTATCGGCCCACGCCTCATCAGGTCTAAACCAAAAAGAAACAGTAAGTTCTTCATCAACTCGAGTACCATCTGAATTAAAGGCAACAATGTTTTCATCTTCTAAATTGAAATTCGCACCATGTACTCCACCAGTGCCGGTTTTGTTTCTAGAGAATATGCCTGAAGAGATAGTTGCAAGACCATGTAGGGTAATGCTGCTTAAGTCTTCT